GGCCCAGCCAGTAGCTGCGGCGCACGCGCGCCACCACCGCACGCTTCGGCTGCACCGTTCCGCTGCCGACGGCAACGACGTGCGCCAGGTTGTTGCGGTCGTACTCGACGATCCTGCCGTCGGGCGATTCGATGACGATGACGCTCACCCAGCGCCGGTACCAGACCTCGGAGAGCAGGACCTCCTTGCTGGTGGGGTTGTACCAGCGGTCCTCCTGCACGGTCCAGGCGCGCGCCTCGGCCCAGGCATTGTGCAGCCCGGTCGAGGATCCGCCATCCGCCAGTTCGATCGCCTGCTCTGCCCACCAACTCGGCCCATGAGTGCCAATGGCCTTGAGCAGGTCCGCAGCCTCGGGGAACACCAGGTTGATCCGCTCCGGGCGCAACCAGCGCTTGCGGCGCAGCCAGCGGGCGTCGCTCAGGTCGTCCTCGGTGGCCTTGAAGTCCCAGTCGATCTCGTTCCGGTGGACGTAAAGGCACCGGTACGGGTACTTGAAGGGGTCGCTCTCGCGCTTCACCTCCACCCAGCCCAGACCGACGCCGATCTGCGGGCGGAAGGCGTCGCTGCACGCGGCGTCTGCCTTGCTCTGCCGCTCGGCCTGGTTCAGGCGGTAGTTCAGCGCGTCCGCCACGTCCTGGCCGCCGGGCTCACCGTTCGGCGAAACGCGCCAGTCGGTGCGGATGGTCGCCTCGTAGCCCTGGATGCTCAGCAGCGCCGGGCCGATCACGTCCTCGACGGCCGGCGGGATGCCAAGTTCACGCTGCCTCTGCAGCAGCTCGCTGTCCAGTTGGTTCCCGTCGGCGTAGTCCGCCTCCTTGTCGGCGGTGTGCCGCCACTTCGGCTGCTGCTCCACCTCCTCGAGGAATTCGGTGTACTCCTCCAGGGTGAGCGCCAATTCGTCACGCTGGCCGGCGGCTTCGGCGTGGTCCTGGTCGTAGATCGCGGTGGCGTCCATGGTGCTTCCTCACGTGCGCCAGTCAGGCGGCGGGGCTTCTTCGTAGGGGGTTGCCCGGTCGTTGGGCATGATCTCGACGGCCTGGCCGACATAGCGGAACATGTCGGCGCCGTGGCTGAATTCGTCGTGCAGCGGCCCCATGGGCTCGCGCGTCTGTGTGTGGATGGCGCGGCGGTAGCGCTTCAGGCACTCCAGCAGCCGCGCAGTCTTGTCCTTGTCGAAGTACACGCGCGGGAACATCATGCGGACGCCCTTGATGCCCTCCTCGACGCTGGCGGCATTCAGCACGATCGGCCGGCGGCCCATGGCCTGCAGTTGTTCCTCGGTGCTCTTGCCGGTCTGGAAGTTGCGGGTGCGGGCATCGTGTGGCAGGAAGTCGTTGCCCCAGCGATACGGCCGCTTCTCGATCTGCGCCACGTACCAGTCCAGGGTGCGGTGGCTGTCCTCGATGTAGTCGATCACGCGCACGTCCATTGGACCGCGTTGGATGAAGCCGATGGTCATGGCATCGTTCCAGCCCAGGTCCCAGACAGTGTGCACCGGCAAGGTGGGATCGTAGGGGACCAGGCGCACGCGACCGGATTCGTAGAGGTCGGTGATCTCGTGCCGGTAGATCGCGCCCTCGGCGACGGTGCGCGGCTTCCCTTCCCAGATGTGCTCGTAGTCCTCGGCCGATTGCGAGCGCTTCGCCTTGAGCCGCTCCTGGTTGAGCACCTCCGGGAACCACGGGTTGTCGCGCCAGTTGATCTCGCACACCCAGGTGTCGTCGCTGGGCGTGGCGATGAAGCGGACGTATGTCTCGTCCGTGTCCATGTCGGGGTTCAGCGTCATCCAGATCTCCGAGCCTTCCTTGCGGATGGTCGGGATCAGCACGTCCCAGGACTTCTTGCTGACGCCATGGGCCTCTTCTACCCACACGATGTCGACACCCTCGAACGATTTGATGGAGTCGACGGTGTGCGACTGCAGGCCGGTGAACAGGAACAGCGTGCCGTTCTTGCCGCGAATCTCGGTGTCCAGCACCTCGTAGAACGACTCCAGGCCCAGCTTGACGATGTAGTCGCGCAGCAACCGATGCACCGAGTCGCGCATGGACTTCTGGATTTCCCGGGCACAGAGGATGCGCAGAGGCTTGCGCGCACCCATGTCCAGCAGCACCTGGGCGACGCCGTGACTCTTGCCACCGCCGCGGCCGCCGTGCATGACCTTGTAGCGCATGGCCTCGTACAGCGGGGCCAGCTTGTAGGGCAAGGTCAGGTTGAGATGGATGGGCTCGACGAACGCGGTCACTCGTCGTCACCTCGCGCCGGCGGACGCACGAACGTCACGGTGCTGGCCACCTGAATAGCACCGCCGCCCGCGCCGGTATGCTCCTGGGTGATCTTGTCGCCGTACTTCTTCGGCGCCATCTTGCTGGCGAGCCACTTGCGAGCGTCCACCCGAAGCCTGGAGCGGGCGATGACGTCGTGGTCGATGAGGACGTTGCCGTCCTCGTCCACCTGGGTGTCGTTCCGTCCGTCGTCGGCGATCTGCAGGATCTCCTCAGCCAGCGCATCAGCCTGGGCCTCGCGCGCACGCGCGTATTGCTCCCGCAACTCAGCATGCTGCTCATCAGCCATCCAGCGCAGAAACGTCGACATGGCCGGCATGCCGGGCAACTCGCAGACCTTGCGCAGGCTCATGCCTTCAGCAATCGCAGCACACACCGACAAGCCCAGCGCTTCCGTATAGGTGCTGGGGCGGCCAGGCGGACGCTTCGTCTTCGCGGGAGAGCGGCGCGCGGAAGCACCTGCTGCCTTCTTCGGGGCTGCCGGCTTCTTCAGCTTGCTGGAATCGGGCTTCTCGCCCTTGGCGGTCTTCGTCATGGCCGGGAGTGTTCCCGGCTGGCTGGTGGGCAGTCGAACCCTACAGGGGGACGCGCCGGAAACGAAAAAGCCCGCGCTCGGCGGGCTCTCTCTACTCGGTGACCTGGGCGGTCAGCACCACTGTGTTCGGCTCTGCTCCAGGGAGGAGTGGACGCTGTCGAACACCAGACCAGCGCCGGCGACGCGCATGTCGCTGCGGATCCGCTTCGCCAAGGTGGCGGGCATCAGCTGCTCGTGGGCCTGGGCCACTTCCCGCACCTGGCGCTCGGCGAGGATCAGCGGCACGTCCTTGGCCTGGGCGGGGATCACGTATACGGCGTTGTGCAGTTGGCCATACTGCTGGTCGTCGGCCGCGGCGGCCACACCGCAATAGACCAGGGCCAGGGCTACACCGATCAGGAATCGCTTCATCGTCTTGCCTCTCGTGTGGTGGAACACAGGGGAGGCTTGATGATGTGGCGGCATCCGGCGGCGGGCGAACCCTACACGGGGTTCAATCAGGGCCAGGCCTGCTCGCGCGGAATGAAGAGTCTCGGCGACGCGCAGATGTAGCCGCGCTGATCACGCACCAGCAGCATACCAGAACGCCCCAGCTTCTCCCGGCACTTCTCCGCGGCCGCATGCATCTCCTGCTGCTCGCGGAGATCGGCGATATTCACCACCACCAGCGCCAGGGTGATCGCGACCACAGCCAGCTTCATCATGAGGCACCGCCCAGCACCAGGGTGAGCTGTGGCGTCTCCAGCGTTCCCCGCTCGACGTTCAGCGCCTTGATCTGCTTCTCCAGCTTCCGCACCTTCGCGGCCAGCTCAGCGGCCAAGATCGCGTTCTGGTGCCCAATCTCGATCGCCGCGAACTGCTGACCGGCACCGGCCATCAGCTCCCCTAGGGCCCGGTTCTCCGCCGGCGTGAGCGTCATCACGTGGTCGTCGCCGATCTCCAGCTTCACCCAGCCGCCCGGGATCAGCGTCTTGGTGATCGGCCGCGCCGGCGGCACGTCGGGCGCCGGCACGAACACCCCGCGCTCCACCCGCAGCACCAGCATGTCGTCCACCAAGGTCTTCAGCCGGTCGTCGATGATGGTCATCTTCAGCTTGGTGACCTCGTGCAGCGTCTCGCGGGTGACGATCTGCTCCTGGTCGTGCAGGTCCTGCACGGCCTCGAGGATGATCTGTGTCGAGGATTTCCCCTTCATCTGCTCTCCCCCTTTTTGATCAATCCGTACTCGCGCAGCAGGCGCCACTGCTCCTGCAGCCAGGCCTGGAAGTGCTGGTCAGCCATGCCCTGCCCTCGCCTTCAGGTCGCGCACCAGGGCACGGTAGTGGGCCTTGATCTGCTTGATGGCCTCGATGTCCAGCTTCTGCGGCTCGTGCGGCCCCTCCAGCCACTCGACCTTGTCGGCGCCGATCCGCTGCACCAGGTTGATCCGGTAGTTCACGATGTCGCCGGACTTGTGGTTGTTGCAGGGGGCACACTGCTTGTGGACGTTCAGGGGCTCGAAACGCAGCTCCGGGTGGGCCCCGACGGTGCGGTAGTGCCCAGCGTGGTACTGGCCATCGTGGAAACGGCCGCAGCTGATGCACGGCAGGTCGGCGTCGCGCAGCCGCACCCATTCGTTGAACGCGGCCTGGGCCTCGCGCAGGTGTTCCGCGCGGCTCTTCAACTGTTCCTTGCGCACGCGGATCTCGCGGCGCTCGCGCTGCTGGAAGGACTTCCGATCCTTCTCCCGACTGGCCACCACCAGCGCCAGCCCGCACTTCGGGCTGCACACCGACTGCAGCGAGCGCTCGGGTTCGAACGTCTCCCGGCAGGCCTTGCAGGTCTTCTGGCGGGGCCTCCTTGCTGCTGGGAGCATTAAGCCACCTCCGGCATCAGCTCGGCCATTTCCGCCACCTGCTCAGGTGTGCACGCAGGCCAGTAGCGCGCGGCGATGTGCCGGCAGATGCCCTGGTACAGCTCGCGGAAGGCCGCCTCCTCCATCGAGTCGAAGGAAATGGACTGGGCCACGGCCACGTCCAGCTTGCCGATGCCCGGGAGGTCGATCGTCTGGATGTCGCAGCACAGGCCGGATTCGCGCTGCAGGCGCTTCACCGCGTCGTGGGCCAGCAGGCCGTGGAAGTCCTCGATCTGGTCGACGCACATGCGACCGAGGGCGTGCACCAGGCGGTGGAACTTCAGGTTGCGCGGCAGCTTCAGCTCGGCGCGCACCTTGTCGCCACTCTTGTAGCCCCGCTCCTTCAGCAGGAACTTGTCGATGCCGCTGTCGGCGACCAGGGCCAGGCGGACCTCACCGGTGTCCGGGTCGACCATGCGCTTGAACTCCAGGTACACGGGGCGGCCGGCGCGCTTCGCCTTCTTCGGCTTGGCCTGGGTCTGGGTGGAAAGGGCTTCAGCCATGGCTCACCTCCTCGCTCTGCAGTTGCTCGATGGTTTCCAGCGTCTCGGCGCGGCGCCGGGCCAGGTCCTCACGCTCATGGCGCAGGTGGCGATCGCGGAGGCGCAGCTTCGCCTTCTCCCGGCGCGCCAGCTGCTTGCGCAGCGCGTCCAGCTTGCCCCGGACATCGCTCGGCACCCCGGTGGCGCCGGCCGCTTGCTTCGCCAGGACCTCCCGGGTGGCGGGATCGGCAGTCAGGGCCAGAAGATGATCCGTCGACGGCCCGGCCAGCAGACCGGCGATGGCGCGGCCGGCGGGGGTGATCGGCGCGACGGCGTGCTGCTCGAGCAGTTGCTGCGCCACCGGCGCCGGCAGCCGGCCCAGGCGCTCGGCCGACTCGATCGCCAGCACACGGCGCTCGGCGTCGTGCCCGAGCGACAGCACCCAGGCCACCGGCTGCGCCAGCTGGCGCGCGGAACCGACCAGGCGGTCGTAGGCGGCGATGAACGCCATCCTCGCCCCCACCTCGTCGCCGGCGTTGAAGATCGGCGACGCGGCGGCAGCCGCCTGCTGGATCTCCGGCGTGAGCAGCACCGTCTCGGCCTCGTCGTAGCTCTGCAGGGCGATGGCCCAGGCCTCGTTCGCTGCTGGGCGGCCGTCGGCGCCATGGATGCGGTCGAGAATCGCCGCCAGCGTGAGCCGCCCGGCCAGTTCCCGGCGGCACGCCTGCAGCGCCACGGCAATGGTGTCGATATCGAACTCGGCCAGGTCGCCGGCCATGACCTCGGCGGTCGTGGGTGTCAGCGTCTGGCCAAGCGCCTCGGCCGTGGCGCACAGCGCGCCGGCCAGCTCAGCGATTTGGTCGCAGGAAAGCATTGGTCGATCCTCCGGCACGGATGTTCGCCGCGGCCTGCTGGGCCGCGTTGATGTTGGCTTGGGTGTTCTCGAGCTGCTTGGCGGTGGTCCCGTTCACCTGCCGGCCAGTTGCCCACTGGGTTCGGAATCCCTCGGCATTCGCCAGCAGCAGCCCGAAGTTGTGGCAGTTGCGGATCAGGTAGGCGTCGTTGATCCACACGAAGAACTCGGCCACCGCCGGAGCTTCGTGGCCCAGCCTGGTGCGCAGCAGGCGAACCTGGGCGTTCACCTTCTCGTTGCGGACTGGCGCGGTCTCGTAGCGCTCCAGGTAGGCCTGCGAGTAGGCCGACCAGATCGCCCGGCAGTCAGCCTGGCGCTCCTCCTCTGCCTCGTCCTTCGGCTTCGCCTGACGCTTCCGCCTGGGCGGCTCCGAGTCGACGAGCAAGTCTGCCGAGGGCGGCGGAGCCCCCTCGGAAATAATCTCTGCAGTAGTCTCTGTAGTAGTCTCTGTAAGAATGGTTGCTTGCTGTAAGCACTCCTGATTGCTTGCCGCAAGCACTCCTGCCTGCTTGTCGCAAACGTCCAAGGATGCTTGCTGTAAGCATCCTTGGTTGCTTGCAATAAGCATCCTTGGTTGCTCAGCAGAAGCAGGCTGGATATCAGGGGCCGCATCGCCCTTCCGCCCATTGCAAGAAGCGTGAGTCGGCCGGAGATTTTCGGCAGTGTGCGAGCCACCTTTCGCAATGGGGTGCTTGTGGTCGAAGGCGAGGCTTTCAGGCGTTTTCCCTGGGCCCCGCGTAATCTCTTTTCCGCAGCAGCCGCAGACCATTCCGTGAGCGCGCAAGACCTCTGCGTAATCGACCTTCTCCGCCTCGACACCGGCCCTCACCGCGCGCATGTAGCCCGCATGGGAGAGCTTCTTGAGGGCGGCCTGGTAGGTGCCCAGGACTTCGTCCAGAGAAACAGGCCTCGCTCGTCCGCCAAGGCTGGCAGCCAGAACATCCAGGTTCACCCGGTAATAGAGCTTCGCCGGCAAGCCGACGTACTTCTCCTCCAGCACGCCGATGGACTTCAGCCCCCTGCGCGCGCGCTCCTGCTCCGTGCGGGTTAGGCCGGTTTCGGACTCCCATTCGGCCTGGGACTTGTAGAACCAGCCGTCATCACCACTGGTGCGATTCGACCAGTACACGGCCTGCGAGAGCATCAGTGCCCCCGTGATGCCCGCACCAAGAGAGACGAATGCGCGCTGGAATGCGATCGGGCGATCAAGCATCTCCGCGAGGGTCATGCCTGACCTCCCCTGGTTCTGAAGTCGATGGTCTTCACGCCCTTCCAGCTGTTGCATGGCGCGCACAGCGTCTGCAGATTCTCGATCGACGTGACGCCACCTTCCGACTCGGGAATGACGTGATCGGCGCGAAGGGCAACGTGAGTGCCGCAACGCAGGCACCGGTAGTGATCGCGCTCAAACACCTGAGTGCGTAGCGCAAGGCCGATGACGGCCTTGCTCGGCCTCGGCATCGGTTCATTTGCCCAGTTCAGCCAGCGGCCTCCATGTTTCATGGAGTAGGCATTGGCAATCAGCTCAGCGCACCCACCACAAACGGCGGCGCCATCGACAAGCGATGAATAGGCCCGCATCGACTCCAGGGCTCGACTGGAATCGTCACCGCAGACCGGGCAGGCCGACATGATGATCGTGCTCACGGACATCCCCATTGGCAGCACCTGAGGCAGGTGAAAAACATGGTCATCCCCTTCCCTTCTGGGCGCGCAGATGCTCGAGCTTCCGCTCCAGCGCGGCGATCTCGTCGCCGGCGTCGGCCAGGTACTTCTCGACCAGGTACAGGACGGGGTGGGTGTCGCCGGTCACGGCGATGTACCGCTCCAGATCGTCGAGGGTGAACCGGCGTGAATCGTCGGGGTTCTGCGCGAGCTTTCGCGACAGGTCCGACGGCGAGTAGTCCATGTCGGCGGCGATGGCCTTCTGCGGCCGGCGTTGCTGGTGCACGCGCGCCGCCACGTACTCGCGGCAGGTCTGGTAGCAGTCAACGAGGCCGGCCTCGAAGTTCAGCGTCAGCTGCATTTCTGTTTCCTCTAGCTGCCTTCAATTTCCTGTAGGAATTGAGGGCAAATGAAAACGGCAGCCGTTTCCAGCTGCCGGTATGCCCCGGCTACGCGGCATCACCTTTGCGATGGTGGTCAGGGACGTCGTCATGCGAAGCCAGCAATTGGCCGGCCGAGCACTTCTCCAGCACGCACTGCTGCTGGTAGCTGAACCCGCCTGCGGTCTTGCATTGAGAGATACGGCCGGCGCTGAGCCCCAACGCATCAGCGATGGCCCGGCCCGTTCCGAAGTGGGTGAGGGCTTGTTCGTAGGTCACGAGAGGTCTCCGCGTGTTTTGGCGGAGTTTAGAAAAATAAACCAGCACGCGCAAGGAAACTAAACCGCATGATGTTTAGCATCCTAAACATGGACTTCGCAGATCGCGTCAAAGAACGCATGAAGGCGTTGCGGCTCAGCTCGGTTGAGCTAGCTCAGGTCATCGGCGTTTCAAAGGGCTCTATCACTCACTGGACCAACGGGACAAACCAGGCCAGCGGGAAGCGTTTGATCGCCCTGGCGAATGCCCTTGAGTGCTCGGCAGAATGGCTGGCGACAGGCACAGAGCCGGGGCCGGACCATAAGGGCCGGTCGGCCGATGGGGCCGAGAGCATGCCCGTTCCCGCAAAGTCAGTGGCGGCCGCCATGGTGCTCGACATGCTGAACAAGCATGCAGGGAAAAGCCTAAATAGCGCGGCACAGCAGCGCATCGCCCAGGCGGTAGCAGACAGCTTGGCCGATCAGCACATCGTTGCCGAAAGGCCCAACAACGTGATTCCCGCAGACTTCTCCCGGAATCACCCGCGCAAGGGCGAGCTGCTGATCCCGCAGTTCGACATCCGGGCCTCGCTCGGCGCCGGCCAGGTGCCTACCGACTACGTCGAGACGGTGCGCAACGTCATCGTCAACGAGGCCCACCTGCAAGCCCTGGGCATCAAGTACACAGCGGTCGAGAACATCTCGCTGGTCACCGGCTGGGGCGACAGCATGGAGGGGACGATCAACGACAAGGATCCGGTGATGATCGACCACGGCGTGAAGGAGTTCATCGGCGACGGCCTGTACCTGCTGACCTGGCTGGACCACCTCTACATCAAGCGCGTGGCGGTCATGGATGCCGAGCACTTCAAGCTGAAATCGGACAACGAGAAGTACGACCCCCAGGTAGCCAGGATCGACGACGTGACGATCCATGCCCGGGTGCTGCTGATTTGGAATACCAGAAAGGCCTGAGCCAGGCCGAGGAAAGGCGTTGCTACCCCTACCGCGCCACCGGGGTAGCAACAAGGTTGGAACACAAGCGGGCGGTCGCCTCCGACATGGCACACGGCTAATCCCGTGTCCGCTTGTGCCCAGCCGTCGCGTGCGCACGCGGCGGATGGTCGGGCTGTACTGTGAGGCAACTCGCGTGGCTCTGCGATAAGAGCCCTCGCTGTACGGCACCGATCCGAACCCCAATCGACAAGTCGATTGGCGGAGCGCTCTGCCAGCGACACCATGAGCACTACCTCATGATCAAGCTGACATTGAAGGTTGAGCTGAAGGTAACGCATGCGCAGCTAATCGCCCTCGGGCGCTTGGCTGTAATCGTCGCCTCTATCCTCAACTAGCAACAAATGCCGGGGTCGATGTCTGGCCCCGGCACTTTTTTACTAGACCAGATCCCGCATTGCCTTGCCAAGTAGCCAAGCTCGCATGTGCGGAGCCTGCTCTTCCGCCTTCCTCGATTAGAACGGCGCCACCGGCTCCTCGTGCAGGTGCTGGACGATCAGGTCCGGCGCCGGCTCCATCTCCTCGAACGCCATCTCCGGCCCCTCCTCCGCCATCGCCTCCCATTCCAGGGTGATGGTCCCGTCGTCGTTGCCGGTCATGGTCAGGCCATCGGTCTCCACCAACTCCCCCATCACCTGAGCCCAGGCCAATTCAGTGTCGCTATCCAGGCGCCAGATGGTCGCCCTCCGTTCCAACTGAGCCTTTGGGTTGTTGATCATCGCCGACACCCGTAGCCGCAGGCGGTCCACGCCGTTCATACCGCTGCGATCTTGGTCTGCCGTTCTCTTCTGCTGCTTGGCCATAGAGCCTCTCCTTTTGCTGTACATACATACAGTACTTTCAGACTTTTCCTTCTGCAATCCCCTCCCTCGCTTCGCTCTCTCGGTTTAGATATCTAAATTTCTTCTTGACCTGTTCCGTTTAGTTTTCTAAATTTCGCATCAACGCCATCGCATCACTGGCGCCAGGCCATCAGGCCGCGCTCTTTACAAAACTCAGAATCTTCGCGGCGGAATCCCCGGAATCGGGACGCAGCAATGCGACCGGCTCGCCCAGCGGCATAGCCCTGGGCAGGTCGGACAACGCGAAACAGAAATTTCCGCCCCATGCCGGCTCTGGAACCGGCCAGGTCAACGACCTGCACGACCGATAACGCTCACCTGGTGCGCTGGGTGAGCGGGCGTGAACAAGACATCGCCCAGCCGGATGTGGCGCGTAACGCCGGCCAGAGATACCCGATTTCCTCGATGCCCTTGGAAGCAGGGGCATCACCAAAGCCTTCAACCCCGAAGGCTTTGGTGACCTGGAGGGAAAAATGTCCAGACGACTTGTATTCGGAGCTGGCACCAAGGACATCCGAACCCGTCATGGATGCCCTTACTACGAACGGTGGAAGGGCGTGCTGCGCCGCTGCTACAGCAAGACCGGCGAAATACCGGCTTCCTACGATGGATGCCGAGTCACCGAGGAATGGCTGACCTTCAGCAACTTCAAGCGGTGGATGGAAGATCGTCCCTGGCAAGGAAACCACCTCGACAAGGACATCTTGAGGCCTTGGGAAAAGCTGTACTGCCCAGAAACATCCGTGTTTGTGCCGCAGTACATCAATACCGTCATGAGCGAGAAACCACCTGGCGCAGCGAATCTCCCAGTCGGCGTATCGCGCACCAAGCGCGGTCGCCCCTATGTGGCAATGATCCGCAACCTTGGCACCGAAAAGGTGTGCCTTGGAACCTTTCTCACGGCAGATGACGCTCACAGGGCATGGGCGAGCGCAAAGGCTCAGGTCATCGAATCCGCCGTTGATCTCTACCGAAAAACAGACCGGTTCGACGTTCGCATCTGCGAGGCGATGCTCGCCCGCGCCGCCGAACTCAAGAATCGATAGCGACAGGAGAACACCATGAGCACAAACGATGGCGGCCCGGCCTTCCCGGTACACGATCCCTTCAATCTGGAACCAGCGAACGTGGACGAGGCGAAGGCCTTGGCCTCTGGAATGTCCCTCCGCGACTACTTCGCGGCAAAGGCGATGCAGGCACTCATTCGAAACGCGGGCTACGACATGTCGGCCCGAAAAGACGTGGCGGCGCATGCCTACGGTTTCGCGGATGACATGCTCGCCGTGCGCAGGTTTTAGTCGATTTCAGCCAGCAAGTCCGCAGCAGAGAGCAGTACCTCCTCGGCGGTCTCGATCCGAGTCGAAATTTCCAGTAGTCGTTTTGAAATCTCCTCGGGCAGTCCGGCGGCACGCACTACCAGCCATGCAGCATCACCGTCCATTGCAACCGCCGCCTTGAGCGCCCTGATTTGCATTTCCTGATACTTCGTCATCGCACCACCCGCCCGTCGCTGAAAAGCTGATTTTAGTCTCCCTCTCTTCGCCCGGTCTGGCCGGGCTTCTTTTTCCCGCCCGCATCCGACAGCAGCCCCCTCCGCACCCACCGGCAACCAGCGGAGCGTTCGACTGCTGCCGCATGCCGGCGACACCGAGGACCAGCAGATGCACACCACCTTCCGCGAACGCCGGAACCGCCGTGCGTTCGCCAGCGCCCAGGCCGCCTGGGACAACGCCACCGATCCCGTCTGGGACGAGCCCGATCCAGAGCCGGAAGACGAACCGGAGGAGGACGAAGAGGAATGACCCACTTCGAGTACATCCAGCAGCAGATCGCCGAGTGCGCGACCTCGAAAGTCCCGCTCTGCCAGCTCAGTTTCGTGCGCGGCCTGATCGACATGGCCGAGCGCACCCAGGCCATCACCACTGGCGAAAGCGTGCGGCTCGGCGCCGAACTGCTCGACCAGGGCCACGCCCACACGGACAGGCTTCTCGGGAGGACACGATGACCACGCGCCCAGTCACCAGCATCACTGACGAGCAACTGACGGACCTGGAGAGGAGCGATGAGTTCAGCCTCCGGCACATGGCTGGCGCAGTGCAACTGCTGATCGACAGCTACCGGGCCGCCGCCTCGGAAAATGTCTCTCTCCGCGGCAACTGCGCAGGCATGGGCAGGGAGATCAAGAGCCTGCGCGGCTCCATCGCCGAACTCACGGACAAGAACAAGGCTCTCCGCCACGCCCTGACACGGCTGGCTCGTGATGCCCTTGCCGAAGCGGAGGAAAAGCCATGAGCCGTCGTCGCCTCCTCCTCGAAATCGCCGCCGCGGCAGGGGTACTCGGCATCGTCGCCCCCTTCTACGGCTGGCTCGCCTGGGAGCTGATGCCGAAGTGAACCCGAAGCGCAAGGCCATCCTGCTCGGCGCCATCGGCGCTGCCGCCCTCTACCTCCTCCTGATGCTCGGCCCCGCCATCGGCGGCCACATCACCGCAGAAACGCCGGCCGCCAGCGCCGGGAAGTAAACCTGGAGACACCATGGACGACACCATCCTCATCTACCGCGCGACCTACGGCACCCCCGAACAGGTCGCCCTGCTCTATGCGGCCTTCGCCAAGGCCCAGGGCGGCTTCGAACCGATCGCCAAGAACCGCGAAGTCGAAATCCCTATCAAGGACAAAAACACCGGCGCGCAGCGCGGTTCCTACAAGTTCCGCTATGCCGACCTCGAAGAGATCAACAGCAAGACCAGGAAGCCGCTCAGCGAAAACGGCTTGGGCACGATGCAATCGATCGGGCGCAGCACCACGACCACCGGGACCTCTATTTTCACCCGCCTGACGCACGCCGGCGGCGCCTGCATCGAGGATGAAATCCCGATCCCGGCGCAAGAGAAACGCGACATCAAGGACTACGGCGCGGTCGTGTCCTACCTCCGCCGCTACGCCAAAACCGCGCTGCTGGACATCGCCGCAGACGACGACCTCGACGCCAATGGCGCTGGCGATCGCGACGACGACTCGCCGGCGGCGCAGCCCGAGCAGCCGCCGCAAGGCAACGGCAAACCGCCGTACCCCGACGAGAAGCTGGAGAAGATGCTGCCGCAGTGGCAGCAGCTCATCACCAGCGGCAAGAAGACCGCCGACCAGGTGATCGCCACCGTCAGCAGCGGCAACACCCTCACCCCCCAACAGGTCGAGAAGATCCGCGGCCTGGCCACCGAAGGAGCATCCGCATGATCATCCACAACGTAGTCCAGGGCTCGCCGGAATGGCACGCCCTGCGCGCCCAGCACTTCACCGCCTCCGAGGCTCCGGCCATGATGGGCGCCTCGAAGTACCAGTCGCGCAGCGACCTGCTGAAGCAGAAGAAGACCGGACTGACCGCCGAGGTCAGCCCGCACCAGCAGGCGCTGTTCAACCGCGGCCATGCCGCCGAAGCCGCTGCCCGGCTGATCGTCGAGGAGATGATCGGCGAGGAGCTGTACCCGGTCACCGCGACCGAGGGCAACCTGCTGGCGAGCATGGACGGCATGGACATGGCCGAGATCGTCCTGTTCGAGCACAAGCTGTGGAATGCCGACCTCGTCGCCCAGGTCCGCGCCGGCGAGTTGGAGCCGCACTACTACTGGCAGTTGGAACAGCAGCTGTTGGTCAGCGGCGCCGGACACGTGATCTTCGCCTGCTCCGACGGCACCCGCACCAACTTCGTCCACATGGAATACCGCCCGGTCGCCGGCCGCGCCGAAGCGCTGCAGGCTGGCTGGCGCCAGTTCGCCGCCGACCTCGAGGCCTTCGAAGTCGAGGCCCCCAAGGCTGAAGCCGTCGGCCGCGCGCCGGAGCACCTGCCGGCCCTGCACATCGAAGTCACCGGCATGGTGAAGGCCAGCAATCTGGCGGAGTTCAAGACCACCGCGCTGGGCGCGCTGGCCAAGATCAACACCACCCTGACCACCGACCAGCACTTCTCCGACGCCGACAAGACGGTGAAGTGGTGCAAGGACGTGGAAGAGCGCCTGGACGCGGCGAAACAACATGCGCTCAGCCAGACGGCCAGCATCGAGGAGCTGTTCCGCACCCTCGACCAGATTGCCGAGGAAACCCGCGCCAAGCGCCTGGAGCTGGACAAGCTGGTGAAGGCCAGGAAGGAAGCGATTCGCCTCGAAATCAAGGCCAAGGCCGAGCAGGAGGTCCGCAACTACGTGGCGGCGATCAACCAGCGCCTGGGCAAGGTGCAACTGCCGATCATCCCCGTCGACTTCGCCAACGCCATCAAGGGCAAGAAGACGATCGCCGGCCTGCAGGATGGCGCCAACGGCGAACTCGCCCGGGCGAAGATCGAAGCCGACAATTGGGCCGCGCTGATCGAGAAGAACCTGGCCAGCCTGCGCGAACTCGCAACCGACCACGCCTTCCTGTTCAGCGATGCGCAGCAGTTGGTGCTGAAGGCCAACGATGACCTGGTGCTGCTGATCAACGCGCGCATCACCGAGCACAAGGCGGAAGAGGAGCGCCGCCTCGAGGCCGAACGCGAACGCATCCGCGAAGAGGAGCGCCAGCGCCTGGAGCGCGAGCAGCAGGAAGCTGCCGCTGCGCAGAAACCGGACCCCGTCGTTGAACCGGAACCTGTTCCCGCTGCTCCGGCCCCCACCCGTGTCGCTACATCGTCTCGCTCCGCGCCGGCCACTCGCTGGGTTGCCCGGATCATCAACAAGAGCGCCTTCATCGCAGCGATCGCCGAGGGCCTGGCCACCGAAGACCTGCTGATGATCGACCAGCCGGCCCTGGACAGCCTGGCCAACGACAAGGGCCAGGCGCTGAAGCTTCCGGGCGTGGTCGTCGAGAAGGCGCCCGCGAAAGCGGCCTGACCATCCACCACGGGCCGGCCGCGCCGGCCCAATTCAAGGACACGAGAATGACCAGCATCGACTGGAGCAAGGCGCCCGCGTGGGCGAAATCGCTTTGCTTGAACCCGGCACATGAGCAGGCATGGCTTGGCGACGAAGGCTACAGCTACCTGATAGGCAACGGGCACATGGTGGAGTGGACCAATGAATGCGCCTTCGACCACAGCGCATTCAAGCTGGTAGAGGCTCGCCCGACCCCGTGGGACGGCCAGGGCCTGCCGCCTGTAGGTCTCGAATGCCTGTTCACCGCCGAAGATAACGGCGACGGCTGGTCGGAAGAACTGAAGCCAGGCACCAAGGTGCGGGTGATAGCGCAGTTCGCCACAACCGACAGCGTGCAGGCCGCCGCCTTCACCTTCTTCAGCCCGAGGCTCAATTGCCACCTGGTAGAGCAGGCCATTGCAGGCTGCTTCAAGCCGCTGCCAACGGCCGAGCAGATCGCCGCCGAGGAGCGCAAGAAGACCATCCAGGAAATGCTGGACGTGGACCAGTGCGGCACCTTGAGCCGCACCAAGTTCTGCAACCTGCTGTACGACGCCGGCTACCGCAAGGGTGGCAGTCACGCTCAGTTCGCACAACTTGGCGTCGAGATAGTGGCGTGGATTCGTGAGGTCGCCGGCTACAAGGGCGATGGCCCGCACACCACGCCCTGGCAGGAGATTGTACGCACCCTCAGTCAGGAGGCACGTGCGCTGGTGGCCAAGATCGACGGGAGCGCCAAGGCATGAGCATTGAAGCGCAAAGCCTGAAGCCTGGCAGGCTGCTGTGCGTGACGAAGGGCGAGTACAGCGACCACTGCCTGATGGGGTTCTTTGTGATCCTGGCCGCCTTCGACCACGCTGCGGAGCTGGCCGAGTACCTGGATACCAACCCAAAGCAGAAGGAGGACTACGAGTTTGAAGAAGACCAGTTCATCGCCGCGCTGATCGGTAAGGGCCTGCTGCTGGAGGTCGAGCACGACACGCTCCATCTTGGCGACTACGGCTGCCATGACCGCGTCAGCTTCTACCCTGCCGGAGGGGAAGAGCCATGAGCGAGAGGAAGCCGCATGAACCAATCGGCCTACCCACGTTCTGCGGCATCCAGGTGATACCCAGCCCGATGCTCCCGGACAACACCATGGTGGTCAGCCTGGATGTCTACCGGATGCTCAGGAAGGGCCAGGAAGCCGAAGCGCCGACATCTACCAGCGAACCGGGCAAGCCGAGCTAGTCCGCCCCCTATAGAGCTGGACCTTCCAGCCCTCCCTCCGAAGAGAACTGGCCGCATGAGGTCAGTCAGCTTTCTCGCCTCAATAACCGCCTGCGCCGGCGCCAGCCGCCGGTGCGGCATCCGGGTGCGCGTTCGCCGAGCGCGCAGCCTGATGCCCAACCACCGAGGACACTTCATGAACACCAACATTTTCGACTTCGAGACCACCGGCCTGCCTGAGTGGAAGCTGCCCAGCGAAGACCCGTGCCAGCCGCACATTGTCGAAGTCGCCGCGCTGCTCTGTGACGCCGCCGGCAACATCATCGACCGCTTCGAAGCGATCGTCCGCCCCGACGGCTGGACCATCACCCCGGAAATGACCGCTATCCACGGCATCAGCCACGAGCAGGCCATGGACACCGGGATCAGCGAATTGGAGGCGCTGGACGGTTTCGTGGCCATCCACAGCCGCGCGGGCATCCGTGCCGCGCATAACCTCACCTTCGACGACCGGATCGCCCGCATCGCCCTGATGCGCTACCACGGCGAGGAGCTGGCGAACTCGTTCAAGGAGAGCGGCGAGAAGTTCTGCACCTGCTACCGCTCGCGCGCCAAGGTCGCGCTGCCGGGCAACAAGCTGCCGACGCTGGCCGAGGCCTACAAGTACTTCACCGGCGAAGACCTGGTGGAAGCCCACCGCGCCATGCCGGATGCGCTGGCCTGCGCTCGCGTGTACTTCGCCCTGCAGGGCGTCACCATGCCGGGCGCCAGCGAGCAGCAGGAGCCAGTCGCCAAGGAGGCATAGCCCATGCCCCAGGAGACCTTTCACCTGGAGATGGATGACACGCAGCGCGCAGCCTTCTGGTCAAAGGTCGATATCAGCGAAAGCCGATTGTCCTGCTGGGAATGGCAGGGTGCCAGGAAGCCGAAGGGCTACGGGAATTGCCGGATCGACGGGCAGTACCTGCCCACGCACCGCGTGTCCTTCTGGCTAGCAAACGGCGACTTCCCGGCGCGCTTCCAGGTCTGTCACACCTGTGACAACCCATCCTGCTGCAACCCATCCCATCTGATGCTCGGCACCTCGACGAGCAACTTCATCGACATGCTGATCAAGAATCGCGCGGGCTTCCACAAGAACCGCGCCATCGGTACCCGAAACGCAAACGCCAAGCTCTCCGATGCAGTTGTCGCAGAGATCCGGCGCCTCTATCGCAGCGGCCTCGCCAACCAATATCAGTTGGCAGCGCGCTTCGGCGTTTCTCAGGTAGCCATCGGCCAGATCGTTCGCAATGAAACATGGAGGCACGTGGTATGAGCCGCGGCGTCAATAAAGTCATCTTGGTGGGCAATGCTTGCCAGGACCCCGAAACCCGCTACCTGCCCAACGGCAATGCGGTGACCAACTTCACCCTGGCCACCAACGAAAGCTGGAAGGACAAGCAGACCGGCCAGCAGATGGAGCGGGCCGAGTTCCACCGGATCGCCCTATTCGGACGCCTCGCGGAGATCGCGGCCCAGTATGTCCGCAAGGGCTCCCAGGTGTACATCGAGGGGAAAATCCAAACCCGCAAGTGGCAGGCCCAGGATGGTACTGACCGCTACCTGACCGAGGTCGTGGTGGACATCCACGGGAACATGCAACTGCTCGGCGGCAAGCCCGACCAGGCGCAGCAGCAGCGTGGAGCGCATCGCGAACCGCCGGCGCGGCCCACCACCCACCACCAGCCGCAGCCGGCCGCCGACTACGACAGCTTCGACGACGACATTCCATTCGATGACCCCTATCGCCTGCTCTGGCGCCTCGTGTAAGCGCCAGGCCACCCAGGAGACACCCCATGTGGTTCCGCAACCTGCAAATCTACCGCCTCACCCAAGACCTGCAGATCGACGCCGCGGCGCTGGAGCATGCCCTGGCCACCAAGCCGGCACGGCCGTGCGCCAGCCAGGAACTGACCACCTACGGATTCAGCGCGCCGTTCGGCAAGGGGCCCGACGCGCCCCTGGTTCACGCCAGCCACGGCTTCCTGCTCATCTCCACCCGAAAGCAGGAGCGCCTGCTGCCCGGCAGCGTGGTGCGCGACGAACTGGCCGAGAAGGTCGAGCAAATCGAAACCGACCAGATGCGCAAGGTGTTCAAGAAGGAGCGCGACCAGCTCA